TCAAACTCCACCTGTGCGCAGGCCACTGTTGAAATGCAACGATCCAAAAACGTAGTTCCAGAAAGCTCTTCGTTCAGTTTAAATATCAGAATTCTTGTTTGACGTTAAGGTTATATTTATTTGACGTGTTGTCTTGTTTGGGTGCTTGGGTTGAAGGGTGGGAGGAGGCGTCTGGCTTATGGCGTGGTGGGTTCTGAGCTGGCGGGGTTCGTGTCTGGGGATTCGTTTGTCTCCGAGTTTTTGGCGCGGTATAAGGAGCATGGTCGGACTCGGTGGGCTTATGCTTCGACGTTGTTCATGTTTTTCAGGTGGCTGCGGCTTGTTCATGGTCTAAGCGTGGATGGGAGGCAGCTTCTTGACAAGCACATAGAGTATCGGGGAAGCGTGAAGGTTCAGAATCGGCGTTGGGCTTTGCGTTTGGCGTTGGGATTCAGTCGCGATAATCCGGATCTGGCTGAGTGCTCGGACGGGCGCAAGTATCAGATGTTCAGCGTGGTGAAGCAGTTTTTTGATTATCATGAGGCTCCGTTGACGTCGGGCAAGAGCGTGTATGGCCAGAGGATCAGGAGGAAGTTTCATCCCAAGCAGATCAGCGTTGACGATGCCAGGAGGCTGCTTGGCTTTTTCAACACGCGGGACAGGGCGATTCTGCTGGTGATGTTGCAGAGTGGAATGAGCATCGGCGACGTCCTGAACAAGTTTAGCCTGATGCTTCCGCAGCTGTCCAGTGCCCTTCAAGCGGGGACGTCGCGTTTCAGGGTTGATTTTGACGAGCGCAAGGGAAACGGCTTCAACTACTTCACTTTCATTTCGGCTGATGCGTTGCACGAGTTGCGGAAGTGGCTGTCGCTGCGCGTGCATTGGCTGGATGGCCGCGGGGATCCCGGCTGCATCTTCATCGCTAAGCCCATAGCAACTAAGGGTGGCCACCCCTGCCTGGTGGGTAGGGCCTTGTCGGTGGTGAGTTTCGAAGTTAACTTTAATCGCGTGGTCAGGAAGATGAAGTTGAAGGCTGATCCCTGGGGCGTGACTCCGCACATGTTCCGTAAGCTGTTTAAGACGGAGAGCCGGGCGCCTGAGCGGGGTGTGGATCAGGACTGTGTCGAGTTCTTGATGGGTCATTCGAGCGGGATTCAGGCGGTCGGCGGAATATATGATAGGACGCCTGAGCTGCACGCCGAGGTTGTGGAGAGGGAGTACGCGAAGATGGAGCCTTACCTGAACTTGTACAGTGGCCACGCCGGGGCGGAAGAGGAGGACTTGAGTGATGAGGACGTTGCTAGTTTGAAGGAGCTGGCGCAGGCGATGAAAGAAGGGAAAATCAAGATCACGCCTTAAAGAAAAAAAGGGCGGGTTAGGATGGCGGTGGAGGTAGTGGCTGCTTTGGCTTGCGGCGCCTCTTCAACAGCAAAACCGCGAGGATGATGGCGACGATGGCGGCTATTAGTATTACTGCTCCGATTATGGTGGAGTTAATTGGGTTCGGGATCGTTTCCGCGTCCTGCTCGATGGTTATTGTGTAGCCTGTCGCTGCGAGGTTTGCCGCGCTGATTTTGAGGTAGTAGTCCTTTTGTCCCTCGTGCATGTATGCTGTGCCGCTTGTCTCGTTTCTTCCAGCTTTCAGGAGCGGTAGCTCGCTGAACTGTCCGCCTTTCTCGAAGAGGTTGAAGCCGAAGACTGCCCAGTCGCCTGTTATGCCTGAGCCTGGCGTGTAGGTCCAGATGATCTTCCATTCTGTGGCCGTTATCTTGAAGTAGCCGGTGTCCTGTGTGCTTGTTCCCGTGAAGGTTTCTACGTTTTGCCAGTCTGCAGCGTGGACGGCTGGGATGGTGATGCAGAGTAGAACGAGTAGAATCGGTAGAATGCTTCTTTTCATCATTTGTTCTTTCACCTCCGTTAGACGTCTGGTAGTTTCCAGCCCTCTTTCCTTTTCTTTCGTATGACCGTCTGGATGTCTGGCTTTGTTAGCGCGAACTGTATGTGCTTGCAGCTGTCTTCAGCGTCTGCTGTGCATTTGATTCCCTTGGGGCTGAAAAGTATCTGGACGGCCTCTCGTATGTCTGGATCCCAAATTAGGACGCCTTGGTCGTTTAGGTTCATGTGCCACATGCTCTTTGGCGGTCCTATCAGCTCCTTCTGGTTCTGGTTATAGTACCAGCTTATCATTGTGCGGATTGCTTCCGTGTCGTTTTCCAGCCCCAGAAAACGCTTTATTCTGATGAAGCGGTCAGCCATCTCGCCCTTTAACTGAATGTTGAGTCTTACAGTGTCATCCGTCTTGTTGGGCATTGTTACACAATTTATGTATAATCCACACGGTATTCTTAAGGTTTATTCCCATAAGGACTTCAAAACAAAGCTTATATGTAAATGCATAAAATATGTAAGGAAGAGGATGAAAATGACTGAAGAAATTGTTAAGCTGAACTGCAGACTGAAGGGAGACGTCGCCAAAAAGTTTCTTGAAATCAAGAGGGAAAGGGGTCTTTCAAGCAACACCGAGACCATTCGACTAATGATAAGTGAGATTCGCAAGAGGGTGAAGGTGGACGTAAGTGAAGCCCCTGCAGCTTGCTAGTCTACTTCACCAGTTAGCGGTGGAGTTCCGCGAGGCCAAAGTCAAGGCTGCTGGCGTTCAGTTGGCTGTGGAGGCCGAACACGTTGACTGAAATGCTGTTTCTCGTTGTTGGCAGGGCTAAGACTGAGCGCGTCACCAAGGAGGGTAATCGTGAAACGGTTTTCAGGGTTTCGCTGAAGAGCGAGAACGGGAAATGCAAGCTGACGCTTGCGGATAATAATAGTAGCCTTCTTGTGCAGTACCCGTTGGGCAGCGAGGTTAACGTTGACGTTGGGAAGTCGAATCAGCGTGTCCTGACGCCCGAGGAGCTTTCTGAGGAGATAAGTAAGGCTGAGGAAAGCTCGGAGGAGGGCTAGCGCTTGGCTAATTGCGCGTGCCTGAAGTGGATGTACCGCGTTGCCAAGTTCACTGAGGACCCGAAGCTGGCTGTTGACCTCGTGTACCAGATTTCGAGTGCAAGGTGAAGGGGCATGGCTAAAAAAGTGTTCTTCAAGCTTGCGATGCCGAATGGTTTTGATTTCAACACGGGCAAAACGATAAACTATCGTGAGGGCATTGGCAAAGTCGTTAGGGTGCCAGCGTTCGACACGCCGCCGGTGCTCTGCAGCGACTCGGTTCTGCATGCGTGCGCGAATCCTAATGACTGTTTTGTGGGCGCGAGTATTCCCTGCAGCGCCTTCAGGGTCACCGGTAACCCCGTGGTTGATGATGGGAGCAAGTGTGGCTTCAAAGAGCTAAAGGTCGTCGAGGAGATCCCGCAGGACAGGCTTGACAAACTGTTCGGTTGGAAGTATAGCGAGGTGTGCAATCCGCTTAACCCGTTGAAGGTTACGGCCCCTGCGGTTGGGCCTGAGGTTTTGGGGTTGCTGCAGAATTGGGCCTCTGTTCGGGCCTCTGTTCGGGACTCTGTTCGGGACTCTGTTCGGGCCTCTGTTCGGGCCTCTGTTTGGGACTCTGTTTGGGCCTCTGTTTGGGCCTCTGTTCGGGCCTCTGTTTGGGACTCTGTTCGGGCCTCTGTTCGGGCCTCTGTTTGGGACTCTGTTCGGGCCTCTGTTCGGGCCTCTGTTCGGGCCTCTGTTTGGGCCTCTGTTTGGGCCTCTGTTTGGGACTCTGAATACGCTTACCTTGGAAGCCTCTTCCCAAAAATTAAGGAGTGGAAAGGCGTGCAGCACAAGGCAGGCGTTTACCCGTTCCAGTCTTGCGTGGACCTGCTGAGACTGGGTTTTATTCCCTGTTTTGACGGCGAAACGTGGCGGCTTCACGTTGGGACGAAGATGATACCCGTCTACGCGGTTACCCGTGAACAGCTCAAGAAAATTCTGGAGGCCTAGGGCATGGTTCTGAAGCTGCCTTCAGACTTCGCGAAGAAGATTGGCGAGGTTCTTTGCGTCCAGGAGCAGGGCGTCAACATGCTCTTCGACGTGTCCGAGGATAAGGCCGGTTACTTTGTAGCTAAACTTAAGCCCAGTCAACGTCTCGACAAGACGCAGTTTAAGACGACGTGCGCTTTGACGAGGGACCTGGGCGGCAAGGACTACCTGATAGGTTCAGGAGAATGGAAGGCGCCTGGCCCCTTCGCTAAGAAGTCTCCGGAAGCGCCATCTGGGCAGGGAATGGGTTCCGAACACGCTTATAAAGCGCCTGGGAACGCGACCCCAACTGCATCATCAGAGTTGGTAACGCCTAGTGTCCCTGTTAGAAGTGAATACACGTTTTTGCCGCTAACAGCGCTCTTGAGCATGCATTTTCAAAGCCGCACGGTTCAGGAAGGACCAGAATTTGATGATCTCGTTGAAAGCGTCAAAGCTCTCGGCGTTTTGCAGCCTATTCTTGTGAGGCCGAAAGGTGGACTCTTCGAAATCGTTTATGGCGAGAGGCGCACCGCAGCAGCAAAGAAAGCAGGATTGCATGAGATACCCGCGAGAATCAAGGATCTAAGTGACAAGGAAGCCTACGAGATCCAGTTGATCGAGAACATTCAGCGCAAAGACCTGTCGGACATGGAGAAGGCCAGGATGCTTGACATGATGATCACGCAGTTCGGGTACACGCAGGAGGCGCTTGCGAAGAAGCTGGGGAAGAGCCAACCTTGGGTTTCTCAGCATCTAGCTATGCTTCAGATTCCCGAAAATATCACACGTGTGATAAAACAAGGGGAACTTACGGAAGGACAAGCGCGTGAGATTCTTGCTGCTCCTGAAGAAAAGCGTGAAGAGATACTTGATAAAATTAATGAGACTGGTGAGGTGCCTTCTGGCCGTAAGATTCATGAGATCGCGCATCCTGACGAGAAGCCTAAGACTGTTTCTTGTGCTCGTTGTGGTGATGAGACTGTTGTCCCGGTGAATCTTGGTGGCAAGTTTTACTGTGGTGATTGCGCTGAGGCTGTTGTCGCTGAGGCTAAGACTGGTCACGGCCCGTCTATTGCGCCAGAAGAGGTAGAAGAGGTAGAAGAGAGAGAAAAAGTAGAGGGAAAGTCTTCCAGGAGCGAGCAGCTGAGGGCTGTTCAGATCGGCGAGTTCGAGTGCACGGAATGCCATAAGCGCTTCATGGTGGATCACATGCGAAACGGCAAGCACAAGCTTAGGCCTATCCTGGAGGCTGATGAGGAGTGAGCCAAATTCCCAGTTTTGTTTTGAGTGCTCGCGACGTCGACGTTCTCCGCACCCTGCGGACTAACCTCAGGATCGAGAATCGAAAGACGTTTAGTGCTGACGACATTTTTCTCTTGAATCTGGACCGTTTCTTCGAGGATAAGGTTCATGGGGTCGGCGGCTTCTTCGCGAAGCTTCAGCACCTTGGCAAGATCGAGGCTGTGGGCCGCAAGCGCAGCGTTAGGCCTAGTAATCATCTTCGGGAGATCCGCGTGTACGCTTTCGTCTCAAAAGAAGATCTTGAGCCGGTTATAATGCATCACGAAATGGTCACGGGAAGAAGGATTCCGTGCGCTCCTGGAGGCGGCTTGGCTTGAGGTTTTACGACTTGTTCTTCTGGTGCGTACATGGCCAGCACTTCGTCGCGAAGGAGGCCGCTGTTTTCGACGAGAGGGGTGCTCCAACGTGCCCCACGCACAAGAGGAAGCTGAGGACTAAGCCGACTCACACGGCTGAGAGGGATCGTTTGTACCCGAGGAGCCGTGTTGCCTGATGGTGACTGTTGAGGAGCTGCGCTTGAAGTGGCCGGTGCGCGAGGTCTCGGTTTACGGCAACTGCATAGTCGTTCCGGACAAGCAGTTTAAGCGCGAGTGGGAAGAGGACCTCAAAGCTGAGGGCGCCGTCGTGCTTTACCAGGTTCTTCCAGGCGGAACGTGTGCTCTGGTGCGGTTGAAGGGTAGGCAACTAGAGGTTTCTAAGCCTAAGATCGTGTACCTGCATAAGAAGAAAGGCGGCGGCTATTATCAGAAGTGGTCGCCTGAAGAGGACGAGCGGTTCATGGAGCGCATGGGGCAGCTGAAGGGCACTGTCTCGCATAGGTGTAAGGTTCTGGCTAGGGAGTTCAATCGATCGGGCTTGCTGCAGAGGTACTATAAGTTTAGGGTTAAGCCTGAATTCAGGGACAAAGAGCCGAAGTTACCCACCGCGTTACCTACAACGTTACCTACTGTTTTGCCCTTGGTGGGTTTGCGTGAGGTTTTAGTCGAGGTTCGGAGCGAGGTTTACGCGATGATGAGGGAGCACGGCGACTTCAAAAGTTGCCATGAGGGTTACGCGGTGATTTTGGAGGAGCTTGATGAGTTGTGGGATGAGGTTAAGAGGCCGCCGGAGAGCCGTGATCTTCAGCGTCTCCGCTCCGAGGCGTTGAATGTGGCTGCGTCGGCAGCAAAGTTCGCGTTGTTCGTTGAGAAGGAGAAATCATGAAAATCCCGTATATTAGTACAGAAATTTCGCCTGAGAGGACGCAGATAGACATTAAGCGGATGCTGCAGGAGCATGGGATACGGGATATCCAGTGGACGACGTACAAGGGAAAGACGAGTCTGCGCTTCGTTTGGCTGGTTGACGTCAGGGGCGTGCAGAAGGAGATCCTGTTTCAGTTCGTTGTTCCAGGCATCACGACGCTGAAGAGGGTTTGGGATCAGAAGGCTCAGAGGTACGTCAAGACCACGGTCTTCTTGGAGGCGACTTCGTACAGGCTGCTTTGGCACTACCTTAGGAACAAGCTGGAGGCTGTGCGGTGGGGCTTGGAGAGCATGGAGAAGGAGTTCCTGAGCCACGCCGTAGTCGCTCTACCGACAGGTGAGCAGATCACCGTAGGCGAACGAATCAGCCAGGTGTTTGACGCAGTCACTAATCCAGCGCTGGAGTACACGCCGCCCAAGATAGACGCCCGTGATAATGCTATTGCACTGTAGGTGATTGAAGTTGGGTGAGCCTTTGAAAATGAAGTATGGGGTTTGGTGTAATCCAACGCGGATAGGCAAGCGAGGCGACGACTACTATCGCGTGTTCAAGACTCTGGAGGAAGCGAAGGAATTCTGGAGAACGCATCCTGAGGCAGATCACGCCTATTTCAAGATTGAGGAATGAAAATGGCTGAACCTTTGAAGTTGTCTATTGAGGAGCTTAAGCGTAGGTATCCTCACGCGGCCACGCACATCACCGAGGCGGGTCTTCTGGGAGCCGGCAAGCAGACGTTGGAGACGTGGGATTGGGAAGCGAAGCAGTGTGACCGTGTAACAGAAGCCGTAAGCTCAGAAGCTTGCCCCAAATGCGGAGGCAAGTTGTGGAGGATGGGTGATGTGCTTGTCAACTTCTACTTTCCGTTTGTTCACAGCATGCGGGTTCAAGTCCCGTCCCTGTTGGGGATGAACAGTAGAGATGCCGGAAGCGTGACGTGTATCACGTGTGGCTTGAAGAGGAGGCTTAACCGTGGCGAATGAGCCTCCGTGCTTCATAGGTTTTGAATCTAAGTGGAAGTCTCCGGTGGAGCAGTTCAAAAATGAGATTCTCAGCGTCTTCCGGGACGTCGACGTGCGCAAGGCCATCAAGACCATAGTTTCTGAGAAGTTGAAGGAAGAGGGGCAGGTGGGGAAGTAAGTGCGCCAAAAGAAGATCCTACAGGTGCCAGTCGCCGGGGCGGGGTACTGCTTCCGCCGTTCAGAGAAACCACAGTGTGCTGGGTCAGGCGCGCCCACCCTAGAACCTGCCCCACTCAAGATTTAGGTGATTCTTCTTGGCTAAGACTCGCCGGTGTCAAAGTTTTGGTGTTCCAATGTCCAAAGTCAAATTTGACTTCAGTACTGTTCGAACACGAGTTATCCCGATTTTGAAGCGTGTCGAGGTTGGGGACTACCCGGCGAAGATCGGCCGCATATACGGTTGGAGCCGCCAGCATGTTGGCTACTACTTTTCTAAGCTGGAGAAGGCGAGGCTGATTAGGCGCCAGGTGCGTTCCAGAGCAACGTTTTACTCTCTTACGGATCGAGGTAAAGACTTTCTCGGGAGATGTGAGGGTGTGGTTTTCGGGTCGGGCGTTTACAGGCTTGACAAGGGACAAGTGCGTTATGGGGTCGTGGCGGAGGGTTGTTTGCCCGTGGACTTTAAGCGGATTGAGATGGTGAATTGGACGGCTTTACTGGGTTTGGAGCAGGGTGTGAAGGTTAGGCATACGTCGCGGTCTTGGATTGTGCATGTGGAGACTTTGTATGGTAAGCATCCTGGTGAGTTGTTTGTTTTGGCGAAGAATCTTGCTGATCGCGTGGCCAGGAGTTTGATGGTGAAGTACGGTTGCAGATTAAGTGAAGGTGAGATTTGTCGTGGGTATGAGTTGAAGGTTGATGATCCCGTTGCGAAGCTTTTGGCTAGGTACTTTTGTGTGTCGACGCCGGAGCGGAAGATTGATCATAGTCCAGGAGTCAGCCAAGGTGAGCTTGAGCATCTTAGTCGTGACGCTGCGATCGAGTATTTGTTGATGCCGGAGCGTGTGAAGAAGCTGGAGGGTCAGGTTGAGGGTTTGCACGTGGACTTGGAGGAGTTGACTGGTGTTTTGAGGCGTTTGCTGGGGTCTGAGGAGCGCGTGGATCCCGCTGGCGTGGTGGGTCAGAGGGGGCTTGGGGACTACGTTAGCTGAGAAGACGAAAGGTAGACGCAAACTTATGGCTGATGGCGTTAGTGTCGTCGAGCCTAAGGCGTTTCAGAGTTTCATCGCGAGGACGTATGCTGAGGGTCAGAGGGCTCTATTTTTCCGTATTCCTAGGCAGATTGTGGGGCATTTGCGGTTGAGGGGGGATGATTTTCTTGAGGTTGCTGTCAGGAAAATAAGCGTTGATTACGCGAAGGAGAATTACAAACTTGGTTTTTTCAGTTTGATGACGAGGTGTCCTGTCTGCGGCGAAGTTGGTAGGCTGCAGAAAATGGGGTGTAGCTTTTTCGTACGACATACTAAGCAAGGGGTTTCTGGGACTTTTGCTTTGCATCATGTTTCTAGAGAGGTGGCTAGTAAGCTTGTTCCCGTTGTGGAGGGTGACGGGAAGTGACGTTTTCGTTTGCTGGGGTATGTGCCGAAAGGTTTCTGTCAGTTTCAAGGGGGCATGGTGTTTTTCCATTGTTTTCGCGAGTGGGGTTTCCATTGCCTGTTGATGTAGGCTATGGGGGGTCGGCTTCGGTATACCGAAACATCATGTTCTTCGTGGATAGGAGTGTTTAGCATGGGAAAAGTTGGGGGGCAATTACTTACGCGTCGTTCTCAGGCCGATAAAGTGGGTAAACACAAGTATGAACTTGCGCTTCTGCACAGGGTTGAGGATCGTTTGGTGAGGATTGAGAAGCAGCAGCGCATCATCTTTCACGGCTTGCAGGGATACTTCAAGTTTGACAGGCCTTTAATCGAGGAGGTTGGGTGCGCGAGCGAGTTGGATCTTGCTGTTGTGAGCGTGATCTTCGAGTCAGGGTCGGGCGGGATCTTGGCGAAGGGCATTACTTCTAAGCTACCGCAATTTAGCTTGGAGCAGCACAAGATACTCCGCATCATCAAACGTGTTAACGTGAACGTTGAGAAGGCTTTCGGGAGGCCTGTGATTGAGAAGCGTGGGAAGCGGTGGGCTTTCAACAGTTTCGGCGTCGCGGTCTGGGGCAAGAGTAGGGATGATGCTGAGGACGCGTTCACGGATTCTTGGGAGAAGGGCGAGGTTAAAGGTGAGGTTTGAAATAATGAGTGGTGGATGCGGTTAAGGAAATGGACATCACCAACGAAACATTAAGGTTCACAACAAATCTGGCCCGTGTCTTGTTTGACTCTCTAGCGAACGCGGGACAGCTAGAACTTGCGTCAATGGCGCATGAAATACTGGAAAAACTAGCAGTTGAAGTCACACTTCGCGGAGGTGCGCACATGCTTCTCAATGAGAAAGCGGTTTACCCACATTTCTGTTCAGGGTTCAAAAAAAGAGAAGAGAAATAGTGATTAAGGATTTCTGTTTGGAGTGTGAGCGGCTGTCGAAGGCGCGTTGCCGGTGCTGTTGGAAGATGGCTTGGTATTTTGCGGCGCATCTTTCCGTTTTTGGCGATGCCCTGTGAGATTAATAAATAAGGAGCGAATGATGGTTTGAAGAGGGCTGAAGATGAGTGAAGGTGAACTTGAAAAACGCTTGAAGAAAGCCTTACCTTGGCTTTTTGAGCCAATTGAGGATGACGATTCTTTTACGTTGACAGTGAATGAAGCGGGGGAAATTAGGTACAAGGTAACCAAAATTATTCAGAGAAAGGTGAATGCTATTCCCTTGATGTTAGTTGAGGCTAGAAAAGAGTTTCTTGCGTTAGCTCCTGAGATCACGGATCACATAAAAATGAAGATCTACGAGAAACTTGTTGCTGAAGGCCACGCAACGGGGTATGTGAAGCTTCTTGTGGCTCTCAAGAAGTGGTTTTTCGCGGTCTAGTGGCGAATTAACTTTATAAATGCGTAGCTACTCATATTTGGGTAACTGTGTTGTTGCCGTCGCCTTGGACGATGTGCGCCCGCGTGCGGAGTCCTGAGCGGCTGGACTAGTTTGGAGAATCGTGTTTTGGGTCGAAGCTTAAGTAATTTGAGGCGTGATGCTGCTAGGCGTAGGCCTATTCGTAGGCTGGAGAACGGCGACGTGGTGGCTACCAGGCAGATTCCGCCCTGCAGGAGAGTAGTCAGGGACGTCAACAAAGTGGTTCTCTTCGTTGAGCACCTGGCGGCTTGCGACTCTGGCACCGTGGTTCATGACGCGGCCGGCCGTGGCCTGTATGATCGTGAGACGTTTGTCTCGTTCAAGGGAGCTTTTTATGATGTCAGCGCATGATGAAAAAAAGAATTCTTTTTTTGTACATACGCTCTACTTGCGGGTTTTCACTCGATTAGCGCAGAAAGTGAACCCGGGCGATTTTAAGAGGGCGCATGGGTACATAGCGAGAGATAAGATTTGCAGGCTTCTAGCGGAGGAGTGTTATGAGCTTGCGCAGAAGTTTCTGAATCTTCCGCAGCCAAAATATAAACTTAGTTTGCAGTACATGAAGCTTGCCGCGAAACTACTTGGTATGAGTTTGAAGCCTAAGAAGCTTTCAGACCTTGATGAGATTAAGAAGGCCATTGGTCGACTGAGGGAGAAGCGGCCTGATGTGGAGAGGCCTGCCGGATAGCCCTGCGGGGTTATGGCGTGAGGTTGATAAACTTGGGCAGAACGAGTTGGAGCCTGTTGTGGTACCAGAAAAACCCTTGGCTTTGGTCAAGGAGCTTTTCAATTTCACTCCGACAGAGTATCAGGCTAGGCTTCTTGAGGACGAGAGCAAGCGCATTGTTGTGAGGTGGAGTCGTCAGGCCGGCAAGACGACGACTATAGCGCTACGGGCTTTATGGTTCGCGCTCACGCATAATAGGACTTTAAGTTTGATTGTTGCTCCGAGCTTTCGCCAGAGCATGATTATGGGTGATCGAGTGCAGGACTACGTGTCTGGTCTTCCTGCTAAAACTCGTCGTTCTCTTGTGGAGAAGCAGCAGCGCACGGTTCTCAAGTTCAGAAACGGTTCTAGGATAATCATGCTGCCTAATAGTCCTCAGCTGCTGAGGGGCTACACGGCGCACCAGGTGATTTGTGATGAGGCGGCGTTCTTTCATGAGGACGATCTGGTGTTTTACAACGTGCTTTACCCGATGCTGGCGACGACTGATGGCGCGCTTATCGCCTCTTCGACGCCTTGGAGCCGTGACAGTGTCTTCTACCGCATGTGCAACAGCAAGGATTTCAAGCAGCACGTGGTGACTTGCGAGGATGTTGTTAGGTCTGGCTTGATTAAGCAGAGTTTCATTGATCAGATGCGCGAGGAGCTGCCTGAAGAGCGGTTTAGGCGGGAGTTCTATTCGGAGTTTGTTGAGGACGCGGATGCTTGGCTGCCTCAGGCCTTGATCGTGCAGTGCATTGAGAGCGAGTTGGAATTAATCCAAGAACACGAAATATTTATTAATCTTTGAGGACATACTACATTTCGGTAGATATGAAAAGAATAGTATGCCCTATTTGCGGTCACGAATTTGAAACGAGGTCAAAAACAGGTCACACGAACTGCGGTAAATGCTTAGCAAAAATAATATTTGACAAAGAAAGAAATCACGAATACAGACGCGCTTATTGGAGCGAAAAAAGAGAGCATCTAAGAGAAAAGGCTCGGCAGCGTTACCAGCGAAATCGTGAGAAGATTAGACTATATCAAAAAACACATTATGACCACGCAAAAGCCATACAGAGAGTAAGAAAATGGGTTATTGAAAACCCAGAAAAGAGGAAACATTGGATACTGGAAAACAAATCGCGCAACTATTGCAAAAAGTTGACTCATTACCGTAACGCGAAGGCAAAGAAAGTTAAACTTCTAGGCGGAAAATGCCAAGTTTGCGGGTACAACAAATGCTTAGACGCTTTAGTATTCCATCATAAGGATGCCTCAACGAAAAAGACGGAAAAAGATTGGTATAAAGCTGATACTGACCTCACAAATTTGGTTCTCCTTTGCGCTAATTGTCACGAAGAACTACACTCTAAATTGAGGGAAGAGACTTTTCAAACTTTGAAGGAGCATTTTACGCGGGAGTCGATCTTGGAAAAGAGAAAGATCATTCAGTAATTGTCGTTGTTAAGAGAGAAGAGAACTTACTAAAGATTGTTTTCATCAAAAAATTCGCGCTACACACTCCATACGCATCGGTAATCGGATACTTGAAAGTGCTTAATGACAAATTGCACTATATCCGCGCAAATTACGTAGATATAACAGGCGTAGGCAATCCTGTTGTCGAAGAAATGCGGAGTTCAGGAATCCGGAACGTTACCGGCGTGTCCTTCACTCTTCAGTCGAAGGAGGAGATGGCAACGATCCTGCGGGAGAAGATGCGTGCCGGCGGCGTGCGGATTCCGTATGTTCCTGCTAACAAGCCGAGGGACTTGGATTTGACGGCTGAGCTTAACGTTGAGCGGTATGAGCTGCTGAAGACGGGGCACGTGAAGTTTAGTCACCCTGAGAACGGGCATGACGACGTTTTCTGGAGTGTGGCCTTGGGCGTTTTTGGCGCTGTGAAGCATCCTATTTTGTCTGGCATCGTGGATTTCGGTAAGGTTGGAGGCGAGAAGTAATGGGTTGGCCGTTTAAGAAGAGGGAAGTTGAGGAGAAGAAGAGGATTGTTGGCATCGTGGAGACTGGTTCTCCAGGAGCTAGGCAGGGCAGCGTTGAAGCTCCGCGGGTCGTTTTCGTGGGATCAAGTGATCAGCCCCAGCAGAACTATGGCTCCATACGCAAAAGCCTTTTGGAGTGCAAGCTGATTGAGGCTTCGGTTAATCCCGCTACGGCTGCTAGGGTTAGCACGACGGTTTCGGGCGCGACTTATCCCGAGGACTTTGGCGATTTTCAGGATTACCTTGACGCGTTTAACTATATTCCGTTCGTGCACCGTGCTGTTGTGGTTAAGCACAGTTTGATTTGGCAGATGGGGTACAGTCTTGAAAGCGAGGATGACGCGGCTAAGAAGAAGGTTGATGATCTTCTCGCGCAGTTGAAGGCTGACACCGTTATCCGCAATGGTAGTTTGTGGAGTCTTGTTTTCGGGAACATGTACTGGCAGAAGACTAGGGAAGGCGGCGTTCAGAGGCTTAGGGCTTTGAACCCTGCGCGGGTGGGAGTCAAGCTTGATGGGAAAGACGAAATAGCGCAGTACGTTTACGAGCGCAAGTACGGTAAGAGGGAGACTTTCAAGCCCGAGGAGATAGTGCATTTGAAGGTTGATGATGCGCCTTTCGAGTTGTTTGGGACGTCGACGCTGCGCGCTGTTTTGCCGACTGTGAAGTCGATGTTGTTCATGGAAGAGAAACTGCCCCTGATCGCTAGACGTCGTGCGGACCCGTTACTTGCGATCCAAATCGGTGACAAGGAAAACCCTATCGATGAGACGGGGTTCAAGAAGAAGAAGGCTGAGATCCTGAACCGTCAGCCGGGCGAGGACCTTTTCCACGACGGAATTCTTACGATTCAAGAAGTTTATCAAAGTGCCTCAGTGGGAGGCAGACAAACGATAGAACCGCTCCTCAAGCATTTCAGGGAGAACGAGGTTGCTGGCCTCGGCGTGCCCGACGTGGCGCTTGGCTTCGGCGGAACATCGACGATGGCGACTGCGGAGTACCAGGAGCGTTTGCTTGAGGCTGAGGTCAAGGATTATCAGCGGTGCCTGAAGAGGATGCATGAAGCTGAGGTGTTTCCGCTGGCTGGGGTTGAGGGTGTGAAGCTTGTTTGGCGGCCTTTGAAGGAGGCGGATAAGAACGAGTTGAGCAAGAAGTTCATGGGCGAGATTGAGCATGGCGTTGCGAGTCCTGAGTGGGTGAGCAAGAGTCTGGGGTACCCGGATGATTCCCGTGTGGGCACGGTTATGAATTCTAATTTTGTGCCTGTGGGGTCTGTGGCGCAGAAGAAGCTTACTGAGGAGCTGAGGCGTAAGGTTTTGAAGCGGCTGGCCGGAGAGGACAAGAACGCCTAAACCGTGTCGTCCCTACGGTAAGCCGCCCAGGAAGAGGAGTAAACCATCCTAGAAGAGGTAAGTCAAAATGAAGTTGTTCAAGGATAAGGGTTGCGGGGTCGAGGCCAAGGATGCGGTCACGTTTGGCGAGGTTCAAGTAGGCACGAGTGGGTGTGTGTCTCTGTGGCTGCGGAATGATAGTCATGGGCTTTTGCGGAAGATTAGGGTTTCGTGTTCGGACGTGGATGTCGCGGTGAAGAGTCCCCCAGATTTGAAGCCAGGCGAGGCTGCTGAGGTAGTTTTCACTTGGACGCCTCCGCTGGAGCTTAGGCGGGGCTTGCACGCGGACGTGGCGTTTGAAGGGGAGGAAGTCTATGAGTGAGTCCAACATCGGCTTGAACGCTGATGGCTCGGGGAAAAAGCTTCGAACTTTCAAGACTACTATTGGCGCGAACGACGTTAACGCTGAAGCCGTGATCACTGTTGATTCCTAAGAGTTGATTCACAGGTGAATCTGCGTGACTGTTGAAGAGGTCTACACGGACGCTTTCGACGCGACTTACGTTGCGTGGACTGAAACAGGAGCATCGCCGTACCTCAACGATTCAGACGCTAACTACATCTACACGTCTTTGACTGCTAAAAGTGAAGGTCACTGGACTTTCCCAGCTTCAGCGGGTTCAGGCGCAATCAATTCAGTCAAGCTGAGGTTTAAAGTTAAAGCGGGTTCTTACGGAGATTCCAGCAGCGCAATTGTTGTTAAGGTTTGGAACGGCGCAAGTTGGGTAACGGCTGGCACAATCTATTTAGATAGTACTGTTTACGGGTGGAAGGAAATCGACGTTTCCGCAATCCTCGACACTTGGGCTAAGATTAACGGGGCAAAAGTCCACGTCACAAGCGCAGTTACCGCTCCTCTTGACCCAGACCCGATTTACTGTAATAGGCTCACGAGGAAAGTGGATTACACGGCTGCGGCGGGACAGCAATTATTCACCTTAATCAATGAGGAGGACTATTAGATGGGAAGCATATACCTGCGCAAATACGGCGTAGCCACAACCGTGGATTTCTGCCTCTACGAACTCGACGGCACAGACCTTCAAACGGCGGCCGCATCCGCGACAGGCGACGTAAACCTCATCCGAGATGAAGCCGCGCCTGAACAACTTGACGCTAACGCATTCGTTAATGAAGGAGTTGTATACTCGTTAGCCTTGTCTGCTGCTGAAATGACGGCTGCGCGAGTAACAGTTTACATCGTTGACCAATCCAGCCCCAAAATATGGCTTGACAAAGTCCTCTTAATAGAGACTTATGGTCACGCTTCTGGGCAGCACGCGTTCGACTTGGGCACAGCTACACAAGACGTCAATGTGGCATCAATAAGTAACATCGACTTTAGTGCAACCATGAAAACCAGTCTCGACACGATAGGCGATACTGTAGTTACAAATAGTACAATACACACGGATTTGGGAACAGTCTCATCAAACTTATCCAATCTTATGTCAGACGTAGGTGATGCCAGTGCATCCACATTGGGAAACATCTATGCAATACTAGGTAACCCTGCGGCAAATTCAGTCAAAACAACCATTGAGAATATACATGACACTGATTTACCACTCGTAAAAACTGATACAGCGGCAATACTTGTAGATAGTAATGAACTTCAAACGGACTGGACGAATGACGGACGACTAGATTTACTGTTGGACTCCGCAATCAGCAAAATCGACGCAGTAGATGACTACATAGACACTGAAGTAGCCGCCATAAAAGCGGTTACCGACACATTGAGTCTAGCCACAATCGCTGACGCCGTGCTAGACGAAGTAACCGAGACAGGAATCACTCTTAGAAAGGCGATGAACATCGCACTCGCTGCTTTAGCAGGAAAGAGTTCAGGCGGAGGCACAGCAACCATAAAGTTCCGCGACCAAGCCGATGGCAAGGATCGTATAAGCGCGACGGTTGATGCTAACGGAAACCGCACAGCAATCACAAACGACGGAGCATAAACATGGCGTTGCTGGTTGCTGGCTACTTTCCCTCAACGTACTCGCCAAGCAACTACTGGACACAGGATTATTGGCCTGAATATGGGATAGAGAAAGACGTAATCGTGACTGACGAGGATTTATCGACCCACTTTGGTTTTGAGTGGGACGAGATCACTTACACTGCAACCGTTCTCGATGAAGACGCTAATAAGTTGCCTGCAAGCTTCGTGGTGAGCCTGAGGCTGGACGGCGTGCCAGTGGTCGCGGATCAAGTGTTGGACGCAAGTGTTTACAGCCAGAGCACGGGGTTGCTGACTCTGGTCTGGTACGTGCCAAGCGGCTTCGGCGAAGGCACGGTGGATTTGCAGTGGGCGGAACAGGAGATTTGAGTAACGTTAACGATGAGGAGGTGATTGTGTGACAGTGAAGTATACGGGTGACGACTCAACTGGAACAAACTTCACGACGGGCGAAACGAGAACCGTGGACGTGACGACCGAGGACCTTGACGTCCACGCGGGATACGAAGGCGACCCAGTAACCTACACCGCGACTGTTCTCGACAGCACAGAAGCCAAGTTGCCGGCAACGTTCGTGGTGAGCCTGAAGATAAATGGCACAGAAGTTGTTTCAGACCAAGTCTTTGACGCGGGACACTACAGCCAAAGCACGGGACTATTGACTTTAGCTTGGGTTGTGCCAGCAGCGACGGGAGCCTTGACCGTGAAGCTGACTTGGGAAGACCAAGAAATTTAAACCCCCCATTCCTTTCCCTTGGGAAACAAACTAGAGAGTCTGAAAAATGAAGTATGGACATGGAAATTCCGCGGGGTGCCCCTTTAATGCGGGAACCTCTCACAAGTGGGGCTACGTTCTCCCCTTTAGGCTCGTGCGCAAGCTGGGTATCTCGGGAGTATCCGTTAAGACATCTAACAGACATATCGGCCTGAAAGCTGTCCTCTTGGGCAGGGAAAAAGTGTTCATGGGCGCCTTGGGTTCTACATTTCACCAGGTGAAATGTTGGGCGCATGTTGAAATTTCACGTCTGGGTCGTAGACAGGAGCTGAACCTTGGCGCCTGTGTTGTTGTGCCGCTGAAGACGTCGGCGAGAGCGCATGGACATCTGTTGCGTTCCACGAAAAGTAGTGTGAAAGTAGTGGGTGAGCAGGGGTTTGGCCTCTTGGCTGAGGTTTTGGGCCTCTTGGAATCGACTTACACTTACATGTTCGTGGCGGTTACGGATGATAAGGCGTGTGATCTCTGCATGAAGTTTGACAAGATGATCATTGATGGAGCGGAGATTGAGAGAATGTTTCCGTATGCGACGCAGGTTGACTACAGTTTGTGGATGGTGAATTTACATCCGAATTGTCGTTGCATGCTTGTGCTGCTGGAAATTGGCGCATGAGCCTCACGGTATAACGGTAATGGAGTAAAGGTGTATGCCTAGACATCCAGATTTTGAGAAGATCTTTCAGGCCTTCATTAAGCGTTACGGCCAGGTGGAGGGCGAGAAGAACTATTACGCTTGGCTATCGAAGATGGGGCTGGACGACACTAAAAGCTACGCGAGGCCTCAGGAGAGCCTTGGCATGGAGCGCTTTAACTGGGCTCAAGTTCTCTTCAACTACGTTCGTGAGGACGAGACTAGGAAGTACTTCAAGGTCGAGGCGAGTTTTCCGCTTAGCAGCATGAACAACTATGTTTACACGGAGGATGAGCTGCTGCGGGGCGCTAGGAGTCTAGTCGGCAAGCAGGTGAACCTGAATCACGAAGGCGCGTCGCTTGGCAGCGTTTCCATCGAGGGAGCGGAGTTCGAGGACGGCGCAGTCGAGTGCGTCCTTGGGTTCCTGAAGGGTAGCGATGTTCTGGGGATGGTGGAGAAGGGCGAGATCGTTCACGTGAGCACTGAGGCTGATTGCACTCAGGGTACCGAACTGACGGCTGATGGCTCCGTCTGTAAGGGTCTTGTGTACACGGGTCTTGCTTTGTTGACGAAGGACGTGTTGCCCGGCGTACCTCTGACCAGAATTATGAGTCTGGAACGGATGGTTGAGGGCTTCATGGTAACTTTGAATGGTGGTGAAAAAGTGAGTGAAAATGATAAGGTGAAAACCGAGGACAAGGTAGCTCCGGTAGCTCCTGTGGAAAAAGTAGCTCCTGTGGAAAAGGTAGAGGCGAAGGCTGAGGAGAAGAAGAACCCATGCGAAGAGGCGAAGGATGCTCTGTTGGTGCGGGTTTCGGCCCTCGAGGGCAAGTTTCAGGCGATCGAGGCTGCTGAGGCGAAGGAGCTGAAAGATACCGAGGAGAAGGCGGCTGTCGACACAAAGGCCGTTGAAGCCAAGCGGAACATGGCTCCAAGTGTTTTGACGAAGGAAGGGTTCTGGGCAAGGTTCCACGAGCTCCGAAGAGACGGCTGCAGCAAGAGCGACGCTTTCAGGATTATCAGCATGGAAGTTATCGAGGCCTCAGGCAAGCGGTAGCAGTAGCTCTTACGGTCCTAGGTTCATCTTAGTCCATAGTTAAACGGTAAAGTAACCCTCCGGCTCTCGCGGGTGATCCCGTCGGGCGAAATGTGGGTTATGAAAGTTTTGGGAGGAGAAAGATTTGGCTACTACAGAAGAGTTGCTATCTGGCATACTTGCAGAGTTTCAGATTTTCTCGAAGGAAAGCAAGAAACGTGACGAGTCGCTGTCTAGCATATTTCAAGAGATCAAGGCCTTTTCGAAGGAAGGAAAGACACATGATAACCTTGCCGGCATGATAAGTATACGCGAGATCTTGGCGGCTCAGAAGAAACACAGTTGCCTCGAGAGGCTGAGTGGCTTCTACGAGGACGAGGCTAGCAAGAAGACGGTGAAAGAGCTGCTTACGAGCACGTCCAACATCGCGCTTCCGAGCCTTGTGTGTGATCGAGCATTACTTGAGCTTCTGAACTGGGCAGACTTGAGGGAGATCTGCATGATCGAGCCGGTTCCAACTGGCGCGGGTAAGACCGTTGACACGCAAATATTTACTCAGCCGACTTTCAGCGAGTGGACTGAGGGAGACGCTTTGGCTGCTGCTGACCCGACGCTGACAAAGCGAACTGCGACCCTGAAGCCTTTTGGTAAAGTCACAAAGATTACAGATCTGCTTTCGAACACAAGCGCCATTAGCTTCGTAGAGAAAATGGGCAAGATGCATGGTGCTTGTGTGCGTCAGGGCATTGTCAGCTACGTTGGTGTTGCACTTTCAGCAACTTCCGGCGGGACAGTCTCGGCGGCTTCAGGCTCAATTCTCACTTTTGCGGACGTTACCAACGCCATTAAGCACATTGCGAGTCACGGTTTCCAGCCTGACTTCATCGTCACTTCGCCGAGTAACATGTGGACGGCTTTCACTACAACTCACGCGGTCACGCAGTTCTACGGTGCACTGAATGACTTGCTTAAGCCTGGCATTGGAACTAAGCCGGGTGCTTTGGGTCTTGAGTGGTATGCTGATCCGTACTTTGACACTTTGTTCCCTGCTGGCTTGAAACGATTGGCGTACGTGGGTTGCAAGGGGTTGAGCTCGGTTTGGGCTGCGTTGCAGAATGACCCGTTAATCGAGATCTACCGTGTGCCCACTGAGCTGAGCAACTACATCATTACGCACATGGATGGTGGAGCTGCGGGCGGGAGTGCTGATAGCATCTGCGGCATTACTTACGCGAGCTAGAAGTCTCCATAGAATCATACGGATTCTTTTCCCTTTTTTCTTCTGTTTTCACGATGATTGATTTATCGAAGGCGACTAGGGCCGAGTTGCTGTGTGTGGCTCATGGCTTGACGCCGTTTCTTAGGCTTAGCGAGAACATGATTATCGCGGTTGACGAGAAGGGCTGCAGTTTCAAGGTGCTGACTCTTCCGAATTCGAAGATCGTCAAGCGTCACCGGTTCAGTCCAAAATGCATCGATCTGTGTGGTTACGAGTTGAAGAGGCCTCACCTGACGTGCGGTTGCTGCGGGTGGCGGCTTCTGAAGGAGGGCAAGATCGAGCCCGTGGAGGCTTGCACTCCGTATTTCCTTACGATTATGCGTGACCGTGGCCACAGGAGGCTGAGGGCTTGGGTGTTGAAGAAGCTGTGCTCGGCGGCCGAGTATGTTGCTAACAAGTAGTTCCTTTCGCTCATGGGAGGTGATTGCGTTGTTTGAGAATATTCTCCTCTTGGATGTGCTGAAGAACCCTGTGCTGCTTGCCGCGTTGATCGCGCTGATCCGTAACGTCGGCGGCTACGTGACGAGCATGCTTGGGGTTAAGAAGTACGTTCCGTGGGAGCCCGTGAAGTTCGGGGAAACCCTTGCGTTGTACGAGACGTTCTTTGTGGCTTTGAGCGCGGTTCCGAGTCTGCCAGTCGAGTGGATCGCGATAGTGGCAATCAGCGTTGATGTTGTTAGGAGCTTCAAGAAGGCGATTGCGTTGGGTCTCACGAAGATGACTGCTGCTTAGTCGCAGCGAGTGCTTGTCTAATCATCCATTTTTTGTAGTTAACCAAGTTGAAAGAGGTGAAAAAGCGATGAGTCTGAAAAAGAAGAGGCTGAAGCCAAAGCCGGACGTGAAGCCGGTTAAGGCTTGGCGGCTTGAGCTGGGGCCAACGTTCTCGAAGGAAACCGTTGATCTGAGGCTATCGGAGGGGTACACGCATTACGCGTACCCGGATGGGCGGATGTTCAAGATCCAGCCAGTCGGCTACCCGTGCAAGGGGATAAAGCTGGAGTGGCTTGAGGCAACCAAACAGTACATGCTGGTGGCGGTCATGGAGCCTGGTTGGGCGCCTGCTGAGACGCACAAGAAAAAGTAGCTATTGCGCGTACCTATAGCCAGAATTTGGGTTAGCTTCCATTTTTGTTTTGTTTTTTCTTTCTCCAATTCATGAGGTTTAAAGCATGGTTTACCTTTCAAAAACAGAGATCAAGGACAATAGTAAGATCACGTTCACGGATCTGGGTTACGCGTCTGACGCCCTGTACGACACGTTCCTGGACACCGTCATAGTCCTCGCGGACGGCATAATTGACAATTACTGTCGTGTTCCTGCCGGGTTCTTTGAGGCGGCTGGCCTTGCGCTGTCGAATGAGCTTCTTGACTATTGCTATCCGTGGCTGAGCCTGCGGTACTTTCCTGTCGTGTCGGTTTCGAAGGTTGAGTACAACAGCGCCGGCTACGGCCAAACGGCGTCTTGGGTCACGGTTGTTGAGCCTAACTACATGGTGAAGCTGCCTGAGGGCTTATTGATGTTGGTGAACAAGACTCCCGCGGTGATCGAGAACAGCGTGCGAGTGAGCTATACGGCTGGGTATAGTGCTGTGCCTTCGGCGATTAAGCAGGTGGCTATTCAGCTTTGCTGTAACGCCTTGCACGTGGTTCTCCAAAGAAAGATTAATCCGGTGATCCGTCAGGACGAGTTCACGCTTAGGCTCTTGAGCAGCGACATCCTCACGAGGGAGCTGCAGACTGTGCTTAGTCCCTTCGTTCACAGGTCGACGGGCACGGGCTAGGCCATGATCACAGTCGAAATCAAGACGAGCGGCCCTGACCTTAAACAAGTCGCAGAAAGGCTTGCTGGGCCGGTGCGGCAGCGTTTCATCGAGCTCTTGGCAGACGTGACCTATAGCACTATGCGCGAGTTGGCGCCCGTCCGAACAGGGTTCATGCGTGAATCCATCCGTAAATCCATCGGCGTCGGTGAGGCGTACGTGGACGTCACAGACCCGAAGGCCGTGTTTGTCGAGTATGGTACTAGGCCTCACATGATTTATCCTGTTAACGCGAGTTGCCTGGCGTTCTTTGCCGGCGGCCGCATGATCTTCACAAAGTATGTTTCGCATCCTGGGACTAAGCCCCAGCCGTTTGTGCGATTCGCGGCTGAGGAGGCTCAAAGAAGAATTCCTGAGACCTGGGAGCAGGCGTTCAAGGAAGTATAACAGTAATGGGCTTCTACACGAATTTTCAAGCAATCTTCGCTAGGGTCAAGGCCGACCTTGAGGCGAAGACGAACATCAAAGCGGTTAGCCTCGGCGAGGCCTTCCGTCTTACGAGTTTGCCCTTGGCCATAATCAATCCTGAGGAGACCCTGATCGAGCAGGAGACGATGGGCGAGGCTTTGCTCTGCAAGATCAACTTCAGCGTGATTCTCATTATCCGTGAGACGGAGCCCTCGGACTGGTTCACGGAGATCCTCACGGTTCTTGCGGATGCTTTTGACGCCATAGTGGCTGACAGAACCTTGAATGGAACTGTGAAGGACACGATTCCGACGCTGTTCAGCCCCGGCGAGATCAAGATGCAGAACAAGCTGTACTATGGTGGGGTCGTACGCTTCCAGAGTTCGCTCGAGTACACGCCTGCGTGATCGGCTTTGGTCGTTGAGAAGCGTTTCACCGAGCTTCTTGGCTGCGACAAGAAGATGTCGATCCTGATGGATGAGAATCAGGGTTTTTGGGAGTGGTACCACATTGAACCCGTGCGGGTTGGTAAAGGGTTCTTTGGGCTTCCATGTAGGGAGCTGTGTGGCTTCGACTTGAAGAGGGTTCACCTGACGTGCCTTCACTGCAGGGCTAGGCGCGTGGCTTTGGGCTTGTTGCCTCCCCTGTTTCCGGTTTACCTGCATTTCTGGACGGTTCGGGTGCAGGGCAGGCGCTTCGCTTTGCTCAAGGATCAGGTGATCAAGTGGCTGGCTTCGATAATCGAGTTGCTGGCTGACTAGTCCTTTCGGGCTGGTTTCGCGTGAACAAAAATAATGGAGGTAGAGGAAAAAATGGGTTTGATTGGAAGAAACGGCGTCATCACAATCGGTGGCACAGTTGTGGGCAGCGTCAAAAACATGAACTTGGACGTCAGCGCGGAGAAGCTGAAAGAATACGTGATGGGCAGCGACCTGCCTGACAGTTTGAACGCTGGGAACAAGAGCTTCACTTTCAGCATCGAGAAACTGTTTGTTGACAGTACGCACATAAATCAGGTGCTTGCTGGGACTCCGGTCACGATAATATTCAGTCCGGAAGGCTCGGCAGCGGGCAAGTGGAAGTACACGGTCAACAGTGTAGTACTCGACAAGGCTTCGATTAAGCAGGCTCAGGGCGGCTACGTGATGCACAATGTTACAGGAGAGGGCATGAGCCTAACGATTAACTCGACTTAGGCGCCGTGACTGGAGAGTGGATTCAGTGAGTACAGAAGACGAGAAGAAGCGCGTAGAAGGGTACCAGAAGGCTCTTGACGCGGACGATGCTGAGGACGTTGCGAAGGGCAAGCTGTTCGACCCGAGGGATCTACTACATGAAGCCAAATCTATGCACCAGAAGTATCACAAGCGGCTTGGGCTTGTGAACTACAATGTCCTGTCGTTTGATGAGCTGATGGGTCTGAGCGCGATAACTAACAAAAGTGAGAGTAGCAAAACTATGCTGTGGATGATGCTGAACAGGGCGTACCCGGACTTGCGGAAGGAGGATATTGGCAAGTTCCCGGGGACGAAGGTCGCGGAGCTGCTAAGGTTGCTTACGAAGGACGACGATTTTTTGCCGTCAACACAGGAGCCTACGTCGAAGCCGTTGAAGAGTGGATCAGGCAGAACCAGGACGCGCAAGTGATCGGGCTTTTGATGCACGAGTTTCCCCAGTTTTCTTTTAGGAATATTGGAGAGTTGACGGTTTTTCAGAAGGAGTTCCTGCTGGGCTGGCTGGCCTGGTGGGGCAAGTTGAAGTCGGGTAAAGACGATGACGACTGAGATAGGCATCCTGTTGAAGGCGGTTGATGAGGCGAGTGCGGTTCTTAGCGGTGCGGCTGACAAGATCAAGGGAAGCATGGGCGGCGTCGAAGAAGCAAACACTAAACTTGATGCGGCACAGAAGAGAACCGAGTTTTCAACGAAGGATCTTGCGGTTGGCTTCAGCGGGGTCGCGACGGCTGGCTTCAGTTTGTTCATGACGATTGACAGGGTTGAGAAGAGCCAGTTCGCACTTGAGAAAGCCAACCTTGCAGTCACTCGGTCTAACGAAGCCGTTGACCAAGCGCAGAAAAACTACAATGTGGCCTTGGAGAAGTTTGGCGCTAATAGCGCGCAGGCGAAGGACGCCGCTGACAAGCTTTCCATTGCGCAGCAGGCCAACACTTTAGCTAGTGAAAAGGCGAGCATGGCTCAGGGCAACGTCAACCAAGCCATGATCCAAGGCGCTTTAACCGTTATTCCTTCGGTGATCACGATGGTTTCAAGTCTGTCGTCGGTGAGGGGGATTTTGGAGAGTGTTACTTCGGCGGGAGCCGTTGCTGAGGGGGTTGCGGCTACAGCTACTGCCGCCGCTGCTGGGCCAACAACCGCTCTTACAGGCGCGTCTTGGGCTTTGAATGCGAGCTTGCTTGCTAACCCTCTTGTCTGGATAGTTATCGCCATCGCCGCTTTTGTTGCCGCTTTGTATCTTGCGTACACGTACTGCGAGCCCTTCAGGAACGCCATCGACGGCATCGGCGCGGCACTGAAGGATAATCTTGGCAAAGCAGTCGAAGTCATTGGCACAGCACTAACTTGGCTGTGGAACAACGTTCTGGTGCCCGTCGGGAACTTCATAGGCGCAGTCTTGACAGCTTACATAAACGTTTTGGGGGCAGCATTCACGTGGCTCTACAACAACGCTGTAAAGCCGCTAGGCGAGGCTCTCTCGTGGCTCTGGAACAACGTTCTGGTTCCACTGGGCAATTTCCTTTACGCTGTTTTCATAGCTGAGCTTCAAGCGTTGGGAGCTGCTTTCAACTGGCTCGTGGGTGTCTTGCAGCCTGTAATCGATACTATCATGGGCTTCTTCAACGCTGTGAACGGAGCACTTAGCGCAGTTGGTAACGCTGTCAGTGGCTTCTGCAGTTGGATTGGTGGCGTCGTGTACGGTTCTGCTATGGGAATCGTTGACACAGTTGCTAGCATGACTGGCCAATCTGACGCTTTGACTGAGGCTTGGGCTGCTAAGAGCGTTGCCGACGTCGACGCAGCGATGAATAGTCAGCTGCAGGCAGTCACCGACTCCTATAACCAGCAGACCGCGGCGATTGATGCTGCTCTTCAAACGCAGTTAACTCAGATTGACGATTTCTACGTTCAGCAGCAGGCGGACGCGAAAACGGCTTTCGACGCTCAGTACGCGGAGTTCCTGGCCTTTTATCAGGCGCAACTTGAGCCTGCCCAAGAGACGGAGCTTCAGAAGTTAATCGATAAGTGGACCGAGCATTTTGACACCCAAATAAGCGACATGAGTGATGCTTACAATCAGCAGATTTCAGACACGAACGCTTTTTACGATGAACTGATTGACGCGGCAAACGAGAAGCTAAGCGCGATTAGAGATGCTCGAAAGGAAGACCTTGACGATCTGGAGCTTAACATGCTCTTGGAGAAAGAGGCGCTGGAAGCCGCTCACGACGCAGGCGCCTTGAGCACTGAGGATTACAACAAGGCAATCAAGGACATCGAGAAAACCTATAATGACTCGCGCAAAGGATTAAATGATGACTACCGACTGAAAGAGCTTCAGGCTGAGAAGGACATCAAGACAGAAACCGAAACCATAAACACTGAACGTGCTGCGAAAGTCGAGGAAATCACGACTACGCACAACGCCAACTTAACGGCGAAGGAGCAAGAGAAGTCAGATAAACTTGCTGAGATTGATGCAGCCGACAAGAAACTGCGTGAGGATTATGCTACCACTGTGGCCGCGTTGGAGCAGGGCAAGGCAAAGGAAACAAAGGACGCTGTTGAGGCTGCGGAACTAGCTAAGAAGCATGCGACTGAGAGTTACGAGACGCAGACAAAGGCCATAGTTGAAACAGGCGAGGCAGAGAAAGCTAGACTCATCAAAGAATCCCAAGACAAGATTGCAGCTGACACTGGCACATGGTCTGACGGGCTAACTAATGCTTGGAGCGGGCTTACCGCTGGAATAGGCAACTCTTGGCAGGGACTGTGCGACGGTCTTGGCACGTGGTGGAGCGGGGCTAGTTCAGCAATTAGCACGTCAGTCGGAGGTTTCTGCGACGGGGTTAAGGACTGGTTCAGCGGATTGTCAGCAGCCATAACGGGCGGGAGCATTTGGCCTAACATGCTTGAAAGCATGACTGAACAAGCAACGACTGGCCTTGGCGCGATAACCGAAGAGTTCACAAAGTTCAAGGACAAGCTGGTCGGGCAGTTCGAGCTTGTCAAAGCAGGCGCGGACGAGAACCTTCCCGAAGTCGCTAGCCAGTTCAACGCCGCTTTTGACGCGGGGATGTTCGATGCCGCGGCAAGTGTCGTGCAGGCATTCGCAAACGAGTATGGACTCAGTTTTGACCAAGCTGAACAAATCATCAACAAGTTCACTGATGAAGAGAAGAAGGCTTTTGACAAGCAAACTGCCGAGGCTCAGAAGGCGGTTGACGCCCAGATCGCGGCGCATCAGAAGCTTAGGGACGCGATGCTTGACCACGCGGAGAAGCTGAAAAGCGACTATTTTGACAGGGTGACGTCTCAGAGCGAGTCCTTCATGGCTAGTGTTGACGCTCTTGCGAGTGGGATGGTTGCTTCCTGGGACAGGATGGGCGGGGCGACGCTTGGCCAGAGTTTGAGCATGAGTTTGGCGATTCAGAAGTTCGCTGACCAGTGGGGCTTGAGTTGGGAAGAGGCGCGTAGCATTGTTACTGATGCCGCAACCGGCATTGACGCTGAGATGGCGAAGATTCCGCTGTCGATTGAGCAGCAGCTGATAGGGAAGGCTCAGGCGGACTTCGAGACTTTCAAGGACTGTTTAACGGGCAAGAGCGCTAGTCTAGCTTCCATCGCCAGCGCCGACGTCGCGGGCATGGCTCGGAACATCACTGACCTCATAAGCTCGGGTCTCGTTGGCGAGGCACAGGCGGAGATGCAGGCGTTCGTGGACTGCAACACGAGCAAGACTGCGACTATGGTTACAGACATAACCGGCATGATGAAGAAGCTGACCACCGACTATAACGCTCAGCTCGCGTTGATGACTGTTGAAGCCGATAGGCTAACGGGCGCACAGAAAATTGCGGTTTTGCGGAACATTGATGCTTTAACCGTTGGGTACGAGGCGAAGATGGCGCAGCTTCGGGGCTGGCAGAACCAGCTGCTCACCAGCATGGTATCCGACGTGGACTCGGCGCTTGCTTCAATCAACGCTCACATGGCGGGAGTCAGCGGCCGAGCTGACGTGTTGATGTCGAAGCTGATGGCCGCAAAACTTTTATCCGCTGAAGAGGCGGACCGAATAGCCAGCGCGCTTGCAGCTAAAACTGCTGGCGGCGCAATCCCTTCAGGCGCAGCTTCAACGGCGCCTGGTCCTGAAAGCATTGGGTTGAAACTGGATGAGCTGGGTCGATGGTTCGAGGAAGTTGGCGGCAGAAAAACTTTTTGGAGCCCTGGAGAGATTGCGAAGATGTTCCCTGGCTACGGTGAAGGCGGAATTGTCGAATCACCCACGCTGGCCATGTTGGGAGAACGTGGTAGGGAAGCGGTTGTGCCGCTTGACCGGGACACGTTGATGAGGGCCATAGGCGGGTCTGAGAGGCCTATCGTTAGCATCCAGATTACGGGTCCTCTCGTGGTTGTGGAGGGTTCTGCGGATCGTGCGACTGCTGAGCTCGCCGCGGTCTTGGTTGAGGAGCGGTTGAGGAGCGTGATTGTTGAGGCGACGAGCAGCGGTGCGCCGTCGACGAGTAAGATGATTAGGATTGGGAACAGGGTGATGATGTGACGCTTTTAAGCGAGCAGGTACGAGACCTGTTGACGGAAGATAACCTTGTCAACGATCCGGCGAGTTACTCTACGGCCAGCGTCACGTTTGTGACTTTGAAGGATTTCGGCAACGTTGTTGTGCCGGCGGCTGGTCTTGTGCTTGTGAAGTACAATCACTCCGGCACTCAAGCTGCCACGCGAACCCGAATCAGGATAAAGATAGGTGGAATCTACGCTTTTACTACTATGCAGTTGACTACGCCTTCTACAACGTATTCTTTCATCTGCTACTTGGCGGCTGGAACGTACGCTGTGCTCGCGGAGGGCATGGCAAACGGCGGAACCCTGTCTATGGGCGGTTTTCAGCTTGGCTTCGTCAGCTTCAGCGACCTTCAAGGCTCTGTGCTTGCTGTTTACGCTGCTGGAATCAGCAAAACGACAACCGTAAGATTAACTCCTCTTGGCGCCATCAAGAACACTGTGTACTGCATCACCGCCTACGCGACTACTGCTGGCGCGCAAACGAACATGGAGAACAGCGGCGAATCCTTGACTAACGGCGTTCAAGTTCTTCTTGACGGGGTTCAGCAGGCATGGCATGAAAGGTATGCGGGTGACGCTCAAAACGACATGCCGGCAGGCGGGAAATGCTATGTATCGGCTTCTGCGGGAACAAGTCACACGGTGACCGTGACGAAGGACAATGTCAACACAGTTGTCAACGTCAGCGTCGCTGTTTGCCCGTGGATTCTTCCGACCGCGGTTTTTGAGTCTGTCACGTTTGATTTTCCTCAGGGCAGCACGGCTTACGTGGTTGCTGAGCCCCTGGATGGTAACCCGACGAAGTTTGTGGGCGCTGGGAAGGAGCGCGCAGCAACATTCGGCGTATCTGACGACTATTATGGTTCCTCTTCTGCCGTGGACTTGGTGGTTTTTAGCTACACGTTTGAGGTCGTCAAGGTCGGGGGCTGCGGGGTTTTTGTGAGCGGCTTGGGCGGCTGCGTTAGCCACTTGGCGGTGGATGTTCGATGATTAGGTTAACGAGTGTAAGCACGGATTCCCATGGGACCGTACTCACCTTCCTCTTCGACAGGAATGGCGAGGATCAGAGCATTAGTTTTCTCTTGTCTGACGTGTTGGAGCGCTTGAAAATCGTCAAGAAGAATCTGGGCAGGCCTGTTGTCTTGGCAGATGCAAAGCTGGTCATAATACAAATCATTAACGAGGTTCGGGATGGGAAGAGCTGCCTTTCGGAGCGTTTTGACCTTAGCCAATTCGTAGGGGTGGATCTTGAAGCTTGACCGTCTTGGTTGACACTTATAGCTTGAAGAGCAAGCACTTGACCGATGACGTCGTGCTCGTCGCTGCGGACTGGGTCGAATGGGAGTCCGGCGTGGTAGCGAAGAAGCGGAAGGTCTACGGCGCCAAGGGACAGTGGACTTTCAGTCTGTACGAGTCTGGCGTATCCTGGGCTAGCAGCGCGGCGAAGTATCTTCGGGATAAGGCCAAGAGCGGGGGCACAGTGGTTTTGGCGGTTGATGAGGGGGCAAGATTCAGTTTGAACAGCACGACCTGCTACGTTGTTGGGGCTTCGTCGAGTTTTCCGTTGACTGGCACGGTGAACATGCACTATTTCACGGTTACGTTTAGGGAGGTGTAAGAGAGAGTGAAGAAGATGAAGGTGGCGGCGTTTGAGGATGAAGAGGATTTTCTGAGTCTTGACGCGGTTATCGCGAACCCGGCGGATCCCAAGAAGCGCTGTGACATCAAGTTTATCGTTGACACCGGCGCGGGCATGACGGCTATAACGTCGGAGATTGCGAAGCGCCTTGGCCTAAAGTACGTGGCCACAGCCGAGGTGGGCCTTGCGAACGGCACAGTCATCAAGGTCAATCTTGCGTATGCTTATCTTTACATTCATGGGGAGCACGTGTTTACTCTGGTCGGCTGCGGCGGGTGCGATGTTCCGCTTCTAGGCTTTGATGTTATGTGTCTTTTGCAGCTGCAGCTTGACGTTGCTAACAAGAAGGTTTTGAGGCCGGCGCGGAGGAGCTTCAAGATTCTGAGAATCGTGTGGAAGAGGATGTGGCGTAATGCCTGACTGGGTTAAGAGGGTTTTGACTAGGCGCGTCCAGAGCAAGGGCAAAAAAGTGATTGTTCTTGAGCCGAACGAGAAGCTTGTCTACGCGGTGAAGTTCGCGCTGGGCATGACGGCGTGTCTCTCGGCTTTGGAGGTGGCTCACATGGCCTTCCTTGGCTCTTGGAATAGTGAGATCTTCGCTGGGATATCGGGTTTGATTGGCACGGTCACGGGAATAATTCTTGCGCAGAAAGCTTAGTGAAGTCTTTAGAATTCATAAGGTTCTGCGTCGTTTCGACCGTCACTCAGGTAAATTCATAATCAACGTTTCTTTCGAGACGTGCGCTCCTGAGCCTTCGGATCGCGTTGTGGCGACGGCTGAGGCGTTCGGTCTCGGCTTGGGCAAGTGGGAGAAGTTCACTGTTTTTGAGAATGTTGACTTGAAGATTGGTGTACACGATGGTGTATACATCACGGGCGACAGTGGTAGCGGCAAGAGTGTTCTGCTTCGTGCCCTTGAGAAGGACATCAGGAAGGACCTTAAACTAACTTCTTTTAACGTAAATAACGTTAAAGTGGATTCTAGCAAGCCCTTGATCGAGACCGTGGGTAAGACGGTTGAGGAGGGCTTGGCGCTCTTGGCGCGTGTGGGTCTTGGGGACGCTTTCCTGTTTCTGCGCACTTTCAGAGAGCTTAGCGACGGCCAGAAGTATCGCTATAAAATAGCTAAGATGATCGAGTCCAAAGCGCAGTTCTGGGTTCTTGACGAGTTCGCGGCTACTCTTGATCGTGACACGGCGAAGGTTGTGGCTTGGAACCTTCAGAAGATTGCTCGATCGGAGGGCAAATGCGTTCTTGCAGCCACTACTCACAAGGACTTGTTACTTGATTTGAACCCTGACGTGCACGTGCACAAGCGGTTTGGCAAAGATATCCACGTCGCTTACTACCCTAATCCCGTTCTAAGAGCCTGCAGCCTCGTTGGAGAGATGAAGATTGAAGAGGGCTGTATGGCTGACTGGAAGGAGCTCGCGTGCTTTCACTACCGTAGCCATAGGCTGCCGGCTCCAAGAAAGATCTTCTGTCTCCGGCGTGGCGAGGAGTTGTGCGGAGTCATCGTCTACTGTTATCCTTCGCCGGCGTGTTTCGGCCGAAGACAGGTCCTGCCAAAGATGCAGATGAGCGAGTTGAACAAGCGCCTGAGCGTCATCAGCCGTATAGTCATTCACCCGAAATACCGTTCCCTTGGTCTTGGCGCTGGTCTTGTCCGCGAGACTCTTTCTCTTGCCGGCACAGAGTACGTGGAGTTGGTCGCTGTCATGGCTAAGTACAATCCTTTTGCGGAGAGGGCTGGAATGAAGAGAATAGCTATGCAGGTTCAGAGTAAACAGGTGCTGGCGCTTGCGGGGATCCTGGAGTCGGTGGGCTTGGATCGCAGGCTGTTCGGATGCGTTGGCCACGTGGAGGAGCGGCTGAAGGCCATGAGCAGGGAAAAGGTGGATCTCGTGAGGGCGGCCTTTGTCAAGTGCAAGAACGGGTCGTTTCAGAAGGTTTTTTGGACCACACCCTACGGGCGCGCTGCGGAGTACGGGAAGTGTGTTGAGAAGGCTGGCGTCGACCGGCTTGCCCTGTTGATTAAGGCGTGCGGCTTTCTACTTCAGGAAAAAGTCTACTTATTTTGGTCGAGTAGTTTGAACTCGTAGGCTACGACAATTTGGTCTGGTAACCATTGGCCATAGATCTCCTTCCATGCGGCTTTGAACTCGTCAAGGGTTTCGAAGCCTTCTTTTTGTGCGTCTTCTTTTGAGATTTCACTGAGGCGCTGCCCGAATCGTCTTAGTATCAGTATTTTCGCCTCAGGTTTTGCGAACCATTTGCAGGATATGCCATAAACTCGACCGACTGTCCACATGCGCCTGTGCGTTCGGCGAGTCTGCGTCTTCTTTCCTTCGAGAACTAGCTGCAGGAGAGGCCTCTTAAAGAGCGCCATTTTGGTGTCCCTCTTTCTTCTCTAAATATAGCTCGCGTAAAACAAGAATCTTGGCCTCTTGGAACAGGCCTTTCTCTCTTAGTTCTCTTCGTTCAGCGGTTATTGCCTTCCAGTCCTCGCCCATCGTCCTTGCCTGCTCCTCTTGGAACATCTGCTGCGCCTTATCCCAGATCATGGCTCTTACGGGCGGCCAGAATCGGCCCTTGCTCATGGAGTCACCTTGGCCGCTGCTATTTCCGTTTCTAGCGCTCGGATGTCGCGAAGGGTTTTAATGGTTTCTTCGGCGCCTACTGTTTTCTTGAGTGCCCTGGTTTTCTTGTTGAGTTCCAATACTTTCTGTAGTAGATCTTGCTTGTTCATTTCTGCTACTCTCCGCATTTTCTTTCGCCTAATGTAACTCCGAAATTCTTTTGAATCACCTTATTGGCTTCTTCATCATCTTCTGGAATTTTTTTTAGATAGTGAATTTGTATTTGATGCCCGAATTCATGCCAAAATATTCCCCGTTGCAAAGATTTTTCTTCGTTTTCTAGTGCTTGCGCATATATAATCTCGTATTTGCGCGAATCAGGATTGCAAGCGGCGTATGTTTCTGGATTGTGTATGTGCCAGTTGTCCATGAATGGGTCGCGTATTAATTTAACTCGTCCTAGTTTGGGGAATTTCCCGGTTACTATGGTTTTTATTTGCTCAAATTCTGCGTTAACTTTTTGCTTGTTCATTTGAAAAACTCCATGAATTCCTTTAGTTCCCTGCGGAGTCTGGCGCACTCTTCATCTTGTTTTGCACATTCTCGCTTGTTCATCATGTTAACCTCACTAGCTCATATGGCCGACCGCTTAATAAACGTTGGAGTGGGCGGGGTCTAAACGCGGAAAACGCCGTGAAACAGGGCGCAAAAGCGGAGTAGAAGCGTCCCCGCCCCGAGCCAGAAACCAGCATGAGGTTAACATGACGGCGAAAGGCCAGAGGCGAGAACAAGCAAACTAAAGCCGCCTGGACCGCTTAAGCCTTCCGCAAAGAGGTCGACGTCTAATTTGGAACTGCATTGTTTGACCCACTTCAAACATACAAGCCAAAACCCTTTAATGGAAGAATTGTGATTAAACGTAGCGAGAGCGAAAAACACCATGGGTTCCAAATCTCCAAAAGGCGAATTCGCCGCCAGAAAACTGGCTAAGAGGAGGGGAAAGCTCAGATGGAGCAGCAGGTACTACAACCGCAGAATCCTGAGACTGGACGTGAAAGCAGACCCGCTTCAAGGAGCCCCCATGGGAAGAGGAATAGTTCTAGAAAAAGTAGGAGTCGAAA